TAAAATACATGAGTCCTTTTTACGGAGTTACTCCAGAAAGCGCAGTTGGTATAGCCCCTGATGACTACAACGAAACACAAAAAAGTTACGGCATGTGGATGGTACCTCCTGATGTGGGTACTAGGGTCATGGTTATATTTGTTGACTCAAATCCCAAAGACGGCTACTGGATTGGTTGTATTATGGACGAAGCCGCAAACTTTATGATTCCTGGCATTGCCGCAACGCAAAAAGTAGTTGAAGATCCTGAGACAGATAATGCAGGAAACTTTGGAAGAGTTCCTGTTGCAGAATACAATAAAAAAGCAGAAAAGTCTGGCGAAGATGTTGGACAAATCAGTGTAAATCCTACAAATGCTTACAAGCCAAAACACCCACTAGCTGATGTTTTAATTGCACAGGGGTTGGTGTTTGATGACAGTAGGGGAATCACTACAAGTAGTGCTCGTAGAGAAATTCCCAGTATGGTGTTTGGTATTAGTACTCCTGGACCAGTGGACAGACGCCCTGGGGCAAAGCAAGCTCCTATTGGAAAATCTGAATGGAAGATTCCTAACGCATTTGTTAGTCGACTGGGCGGATCCACTTTTGTCATGGATGATGGTGATGACAAATGGTTGCGTAAAACTACAGCATCAGAAGGTCCTCCAGAGTATGCTAACCTAGAAGACGGTGAAACAGACGGGCAACCGGACCTGCCACACAATGAACTTATTCGTTTGCGAACAAGAACTGGTCATCAAATATTATTTCACAATACTGAAGATTTGATCTACATTACTAATGCTAGAGGCACTGCATGGATTGAATTAACCAGCGATGGAAAAATTGATATTTTTGCACAAGACAGCATCAGTATCAAAACTGACAAAGATTTGAATCTATACTCTGGCAGAGATATCAATATAGAAGCAAAACGCAATTTCAATGTCAAAGTACACGAAGAAATGCACACCCATGTGGTTAAAGATCATATTTTAATTGTAGATGAAAATCAAAAAATTCATGTAAAAATGGATGTTGACAAAACATATGAGCAAAATTATACACATCATGTTAAACAGGATGTTAACAAACTATACGACCAAAACTACTTACAGCATGTATTAGAAGATGTAGATAAAGTGTTTGACGGTGCATATCAGCACAAAGTAGGAGGCGATGTTGACTTGAACATTGGAGGTCATAATTTTCAAACCTCTGGAGGCAATATGGAAATAGCCGCTGCCAACACTACAATATCTGGCGGCAACATAAACTTTAACGGTCCAGCGGCAACCACAGCAAGTGAAGCTGTTGAAGCTGTTGAAGCAGTGTTACCACAACGTTTAAAACTACACAAACTATCTATTGAAACTGGTGAGTACGATGAAGAAAAATTACCTCCCACCATCATGCGTAGAGTAGTTACTACAGAACCGTATGTTTATCACGAAAATATAGATCCAGTCAAAGTCAAGTCAGCAGAAACTGACAGGGATATTGATGGCAGGTATGAGGATACTGACGAGGAACAAACATCAGATCAAAGTGAGTTTACTGAAACCATGCTGACGCCCCCGGAATTATGGAAAACATACTCTACACCAATAGACACATTTGATCGTCAGGCCCCACCTGAGGATGAGGAACAATAATGACAACAATCTACAATAAAACAACAATACCCGCAAAGCCACTGGTTACTGAAAACGCATCTCAGAAATACAGAGGATTCAGCACAGTTAACACAACTTCAGAAAACTTTGTGCTTTATGACTTTGAATTAATTAAACAAGATTTGCTGAATCATTTTCACATAAGACAAGGCGAAAGATTGATGCAACCTCGTTTTGGAACTATTATCTGGGACCTGTTGTTCGAGCCATTGACTGAACAACTAAAAAGTCTTATTGTACAAAATGTTAATGAAATACTCAACCACGACCCCCGAATACAAGCTGGAAATGTGTTGGTAACGCCGTACGACACAGGTTTACAAATACAATGCACATTGAAGTATGTGCCTTACAACATTCAACAAAGCCTACAGTTGAAGTTTGATCAAGCCAACGGACTACTCACTACATGATAATGTATGCATATAATTTTAATCAATAAATACTGATACTAGGAAATATTATGAGCTCAACAGATAGACAAAACAACCTGTTAGTTTCTGAAGATTGGAAGAAAGTTTATCAATCTTTTAAAAACGCAGACTTTCAAAGCTATGACTTTGATAACTTGCGCCGGACAATGATTGACTATATCCGCACAAATTTCCCAGAAGATTTTAATGATTATATTGAAAGTTCAGAGTATCTAGCACTTATTGATTTAATTGCTTATATTGGTCAAAGCATTGCGTTTCGCGTTGATTTAAATGCTCGTGAAAACTTTTTAGAACTGGCAGAACGACGCGACAGCGTATTACGCCTGGCACGATTGGTCAGTTACAATGCCAGTAGAAACACCGCTGGAACTGGACTTTTAAAATTCACAACCATCAGCACTACTGAAAGTGTTATTGACAGCAACGGAAGAAATTTAGCAGGTCAGTATATTACCTGGAATGATCCAAGCAATGCCAATTGGTACGACCAGTTTATCAAAGTAGTAAATGCCGCAATGCCGTCAACACAGCAGTTTGGAAATCCCAGCGATTCAGCTGAAATATATGGCACACCAACAAGTCAATATAGATTTAATGGAGTAGGAAGCGCACTGCCTGTGTACGCATTTTCTAAAACAGTTGCCGGCCGTTTGATGAATTTTGAAATTACCAGTACAACATTTAAAAATAAAACTTTTATATACGAAGAATCTCCAAAAGTTGGAAACAGCCCTGCATGTGTGTTTAAGGACGACGGCTACGGATCTGGTTCCGTTGGCACAGGTTTTTTCTTTAATTTTACACAAGGTAGCTTAAACCAAGGCACATTTGTGATTAATCAGCCCAGTAAAAACCAGTCAATCAATGTTGATACACAAAATATTAATAACACAGATGTGTGGTTGTACAGTTTAGATCAAAACGGAAACGAATCAGAGTTATGGACTCAAGTGCCAAGCACTACTGGAAATAATGTTATCTATAATAGTTTAAGCAGTAAAATTAAAAACATTTATAGTGTAGCAACTCGTGCGGGAGATTCAATTGCCCTGCAATTCAGTGACGGCATATTTGGAAATTTACCTGTTGGGAATTTTAGAGTTTATTATAGATCCAGCAATAATTTAACTTACACAATTAATCCAACAGATATACGAAATGTCAGTGTTAATATTCCGTATGTTTCAGCACAAGGTAAAAATGAAACATTATCAATTAACCTAAGTCTTACTTCTTCTTCGTCTAATGCAGCCATAACTGAGACCAACGCAAGCATCAAGGCCAATGCTCCCCAGACATATTATACACAAAATAGAATGATTACTGGCGAGGATTATAATGTCAGTCCGCTATCAGCATCTACCCAAGTTGCAAAAGTAAAGGCTGTTAATAGAACAAGCAGTGGTATCAGTAGATACTTTGACTTGACAGATCCAACTGGAAAGTACAGTAGTACAAATTTATTTGCAGACGATGGCGTCTTGTATAAAGAAAATTATTCTTACTCGTCTAACTTTACCTACCTAACTCAGACTGACATTGAAGGAATTATCTATGGTGACATTTATAAAATTCTAAAAACCACGGATTTAAGAAATTTTTATTATAGCAATTTTATAAATTATCTCACAGTGAGTTTAGAAATTATATGGTACAATGTAACTACTGACAGCAACAGTTCAAGTGGTTATATTGGTGCAAGCAACAATTCTACACCTTACAAAGTTGGTTCATACTCAGCAACAGATTTGAGATTTTTAACTCCAGGATCACTAGTTAAGTTTGTGGTGCCTGATACAGCAACACAATACTTTGATACACTTGATAATAATATTATCAAAACTGGAAACATAAACAGCAAAGGTGCCAAGTCGTATGTATGGGTTGAAATTATTTCAGTAGCGGATGACGGCACAGCATTGGGCACTGGCACGTTGTCAACAGGACTTGGGCCAATTGTCATCAATCAAACATTTGATACTACCAACGGGGTATATCCTGTAATTGGACAGTTAATTCCAAAATTTACCAGAACTATTGATGCTACAACACGAGCCACAATGGTTGATTTAATATTTTCAAATCAACCGTTTGGATTAAGATACGATGCTGGAACACAATCTTGGAAAATCATATTTGAATCTAATTTAAATACATCCAGCGCATTCACACTGGGTAATCAGGGAGATGCTACTAATTCACAAAAAGATTCTAGCTGGTTAATCTTGTTTACAACTAATAATCAGTATTATACTACCACGTCACGATTTTTGAGATACGTTTTTGAAAGCGATAAACAACTTAATTTCTATGTGGATGCTGATACAAAAATTTATGATGTTGTTTCAAGTTCTGTGATTAAAGATGAAATAAAAATCTTAAACATTAATACACTGCCGTTAGACACAAAATCTTTTACTACTGATTTAAAATGGGACATTGTAGCTCCTTACACTGGTTTAGACGGGTATATTGATTCTAAAAAAATAGTAGTATCTTTTGCAGATGTGGACAACAACGGGGTGGTTGATAATCCTCAATTATTCTTAGACATCGTATACCCTGGTTCAGATACATCAGCAACGCCAACGTATATTGTTCTTAAAAAATATCTAATTAGTCAAGGGCAAGAAGATTACAAATATGTAACTAATAATTCTACAACTGGTCCTGTAATTATTTTAGCCACTCAAAGTGCAATTGGTTCGTTAACACAGTATGCAGACGGTCAGTATTTCTATTTTAAAGATACTAATATTGTTAAAAAATTATATCTAAGTACCGGAGAATTAAATCCAACTCTTGACTATAGAGTTTATATTGGTCGAGATAATTTAAGATTTCAGTATGTACACAGTGCTGATTACGACAGTAGGATTGATCCAAGTGCAAGTAATATAATTGATGTATATGTACTAACATCTAGTTATGATACCAAGTTTAGGCAGTGGTTGCAGGGCGCAAATATTGCAAAACCGCTACCGCCCAGTTCTAATGAATTGGATAGTTTGTTAGGCCCTAATTTAAATTTAATTAAATCTGTGTCTGATGAAATCATTTATCACTCAATAAATTATAAATTATTATTTGGAAGTACTGCCGAAGCAAGTTTGCAAGCAACATTTAATGTAATTAAAAATGTTGATTCAACAGTTTCTAATTCAGATATTGTATCAAGAATACTAACTGCAATACATCAGTTCTTTGCTCTAGACAATTGGAACTTTGGCGATACATTTTATTTTACAGAGCTGTCAACCTACGTGATGAGTCAGCTATCACCAGATGTTACAAATTTTGTTATAGTTCCAAAACAAGAAAATCAATACTTTGGCAGTTTGTTTGAAATCCAGTGCCCTAGTGACCAAATATTTCTAAGTTCCTGTACATCCGACGATATAATAATTGTATCAGGATTCACATCAGGTAATCTTAAAACTGTTACTGGAACTGCGTTGACATCTGTTACATCTTCACAAAATATTACTAGCTCAAGTAGAGGCTCAAGTGGTGGCTCAAGTGGTGGCTCAAGTGGTGGCTCAAGTGGTGGTAGCTATGGTTATTAAAATAAGTGCAATTAATGGAGTAAGCAATGGTTAAAAAAACCAACCTAGTTGGAAAAACTGGCCTCAGCGCAAATTTGTTACCTGGGTTTTATCAAACACCAGCAAATAAAAAGTTTCTACAAGCTACCATTGATCAGCTATTTCAGCCAGGCACAGTGGATAAAATTAATGGTTATATTGGTCGCCAAAATTCCAAAGCATCGGTTGCATCTGATATATTTGTTGCCTCTCCAGAAAAATCCAAACAAGATTATCAATTAGAACCAGGAGTAGTCATTAAAGACTCTCTTGACAATGTTGTATTTTTTAAAGACTACATTGATTATATTAATCAACTTAATGTGTTTGGAGCAAAT